TGCGATTTCTCTAGCTCTGGTACAACTGTAATCGAGATGGACCGGATCGAGTCCATTGAAGAACACACGGTTTCAAAACCAAAGTATAAAGTCCCAATTCTCGCCGGAACGAGTCTTTGGGTATGGGAAGAGCCACAGCCGAACACAAACTACATTATATCTGCAGACGTTGCAAGAGGTGACGACGAAGGAGATTTTTCAACGTTTCAAGTGTTTACAACCAAACAGATAGAGCAGGTTGCAGAATACAGAGCAAGAATCGCTCCAGACCAGCTTGGTGAACAAATATATAAAGTAGGAAACATTTACAACCAAGCTCTAGCCGTTGTCGAGAGAAACAATTATGGGTTTACAACCCTTCAACGGCTCATCGACATGGATTACAAGAATCTTCTTTACACGTCAAGCGACTTTAAAATCGTTGAAGTAAACGCAAACGTATCTTCAAGAAAGAAGGTGTATCCGGGACTTAAAACAACTTCAAAAACAAGGCCGCTTCTTATATCGAAGCTTGAAGAGTTTATCCGTAAAGACTACGCCACGATTCGCTCGTCTAGACTTGTAGACGAGCTTAAAACGTTTGTGTGGAAAACCTCAAAACGGGCAGAACACCTTGATGGGTTTTACGACGACTTGATATTTGCTACGATGTTTGCGTTTTGGAGCCGAGACACAGCTATTCGGGTCTTTGGCAACGAAAAAGAAATGAACAAAGGCATGGTAAAAGGTATCAAGAACAAAAACTCACCAAGTAAGCAAATTCCAAGTTCCGGGATCTCTTCTGGAAAAAATAGCGGGAACCCGTATCGGGACCCTTCAAGTGGAGAAGACATTTCTTGGCTTTTCAACTAATTGGTTAGCTAAGTGATATGAAATATCCAAAACGAAGGAACAAACTTCAAGAAAAAATCACAAAAGGTGATCTGTATTGTGACCTAAACGACCTTCTTTCCCACATGAAAGGAGCAAGAAAATCTACACGGCTTATTCAAAAACTTTCTGATCGCCTTAACAAAGACCCTGCAGAGGTAGAGTTACTTTTGGACGAACTTATTGAAGAACTTATGATGGTCATATGAAAAAATTAACAAGAGAACGGTTGAGAAAACTTATTCGAAAAGAGATTACGGAAGCACGGTATAAAACTGTTTACCGAAACGGGAAAAAGGTCCGTAAACTTGACTGCCCAAAGGGCAAAAAGGCCAAAGACGGGCGGTGCGTTCGAATGTCAAGTAAAGAAAAAAGAAGGCGTTCGAAGGCAGCCAAAAAAGCTCACCGGAAAAAAAGTAGCTACAAGAAAGGTTCTAGAAAAAGAAAGAAAACCAAACGTAAAAAGTCATGAAGTTAAACGACATGCTTGAAGAGCTTACTAAAAAAATTGCCGAGCGTTCAATCGGCAACTTTTTGGAGAGCGTTACAATTGAAGTCAATGTTGACTTGTCTAGACATGCAGATGAACGAAGGTTTCGCCACGGACAAGGAAACGAAATTGACGAAGAAGAGATTATTGCAACGGCAGAAGAGGCGTCTGATAAAATTCTTCAGTACCTAATTAACAACCGGATGGACGTAGGTGACGAATTTGTAATTCGAGACAATACCTACGACTTAAACTTGGTTGGGGTTTTGGAGCGAACGAGAGACCCTTCGGTTCTTGCCCTTACCGTGATTACAGTTATGAGAAAGGAAAATTTCAAGCCAAAATCCGGGGATATTGTAATTGATATTTATTAGACGATATATAAATACAGGTTGCTTAAATGCTGTTACGCAAACGACTAATAGTAATTAAGAGATAAAAAACAATGAACAAAAGAAAACTTAGAAGAATTATTCAAAAAGAAACAAGACGCGTAATCAAAGAGCAGGAAAACCTTGATCAGTACCCAGAGCCTCTTAAACGCCTTATCACACGTATAATCGGGGCAGACGGGCGCGAGGTAGATCAAATTTCACAACTCTTAGACGACACGTGGGAGGTGTACTTAGAGCCGGGTGTTCGAGATTTTGAACTAGACATTGGCGACCTTTCTTTTGGGCCAAGACTGGATATTTTGAAGGTTGCAATGTATGGCAACCAATTTTACTTTCAAGTTCGGATTGGCTAGTAAGCGTTAAAGTTTCACCAAAGTATAGGCAAACAATTGTATCATGATTACAAAAAAACAGATCGCCTACATATTGACCGAAGATGAAGACGAAGACCTTACAATGGACGATCTTCCCGACTACGATACACCCGAGCTTCCGGATCAAGAAGACGCAGAGTATGACGGTCGGGAGGTTACGCTTTATGACCCATTTCGAATTGAAGACGATGAAAAGAAGTTTGCGGTCTATGTTCGGAACCCCGATTCTGGAAATGTGAACAAAGTTAAGTTCGGGTCTGACACGATGGAGATCAAAAGAGACGACCCGGCGCGGCTTAAATCCTTTCGGTCTAGGTTTAGCTGTGGGGACCTTGACCAATCGGATAAGCACACCGCAAAATTTTGGAGTTGTGTATTTTGGAGAAAAGACAAGTCCGTGTCCGATCTTTTAAGCGAAGGCGAAGAATGGAAAATTGAAGAATACGTTCGCTCCGCTACTAGAAACCGCATTTTAGAAAAGGCAAGTGAAGAGTATTGCAAAAACACTGACCCGGAAGATATGGGGTTTACCCAAAGAGCAAGTTGTAAAGCGCAAGGATATATCGAGCGGTCAAGTGGGGAGAAAAAGAAGTCCGATAAATATAAAGAGTCAAAAAACATGAAAAGAATCAACTCAAAAGAAGGAAAACGGCAAATATTCGTTGAAGAACTCCGAAGTCTTCAAGAGCAAGAAGATAGAGAAGAAACCACGGTTGGGGAAGTTATTAACGACCCGGACATGATCTTGGTTCACCCGAGAAGCCCACAGTACAGCGAACTTATTCGCCAGCTTCGGGACGAGCTTGGAACGAGTTCGTTTAACCCTTCTTCATATGAGTTTTACATTGTAAATCAAGCAGAATACGATTCTCAGGCCGGACACGGAGAGGTGTACGGCGGTTATGTTGGAAGAAATTATGTGGCAGATTGGGGAAAGGGATATGACCAAATTACCGACGAAAACAAGATTGTAAGGCTGGTATAACCTAAAGCTATATATAAGCGAATAGAAGCGGATAAGTTATAAATTTAAAGAGTATAAACACACAGAATGGCAGAAAAGTCAAGAGGAAGTATTAGAAACGCTCTTTCGCGCCTTTTCTCTAGCGAAGTGATTGTCCGGTCTTCGGATGGAGAAGACGTGACAACGGCAGACCTACGCAGCAGCCAGTCTATTTCACAGGATCTTGCAGATGGACGTTTTAAGAAACTTTATGGGTCCGGGCAAAGCCATTACTCTTCAAGCGGGTATTCGTCTTCACAGGCTCTTCACGCAAACAGGTTTGAGCTTTTTCAAACTTACGAAGACATGGATCAAGACCCAATTATTTCTTCTGCACTTGACATTTATGCAAATGAAGTTGCAACCAAAGACGCATACGGACAAATTTTGGATGTAGAGTGTGAAAACGGAGAAATCAAGTCTGTTCTTGAGAATTTGGTTTTCAACATTTTGGACGTAAACTTTAACGCCCGGTGGTGGGCACGCTCAATTGCAAAGTATGGAGACTTGTTTCTTCACATGACAATCAACGAAGACGTTGGCGTAACAAAAGTTACTCCACTTTCTCCATACGAAATTGTAAGACAAGAAGATACCCACGGAGATGAAATTAAATTCGTCTACCAAGGAAACGCCAGCGGGTCTGCATACACGACCAGCACGCAGGGGCAAATTTCTTTTGAAGAATGGGAAGTTGCACACTTTCGATTCATAAATGATGGAAACTTTTTTCCGTATGGGAAGAGCATTATTGAAAATGGTCGAAAGATTTGGCAACAGCTTTCTTTGATGGAAGAAGCTATGCTGATTCATCGGATTATGAGGGCACCGGAGAAGCGAGTTTTCAAAATTGACGTTGGAAACATCGAACCCGACGCAATTGAAAGCTACATGAACGACGTAATGAACGACATTCAACAAACTCCCCTTGTTGACCCGGAAACCGGACAATACAATTTAGAATTTAACATGCAGAATATGCTTGAAGACTTTTTTCTTCCGGTTCGGGGAAACCAGTCCGGGACGGAAATCCAAAGTCTTCAGGGCCTTCAATATCAAGCGATGGAAGACGTTGAATACCTTCGAAAAAAGCTCATGTCAGCCTTGAAGGTTCCAAACGCTTTTTTGGGGTACGAACAAGAAATTCAAGGAAAAGCCACGCTTGCCCAAGAGTCCATTAAATTTTCCAATGCCGTAGAAAATCTTCAACGTTCAATTGCAAGGGAGTTAAAAAAGATTGCCGTTGTTCACCTGTATGTTCGGGGATACAGGGGAAATGATCTTATTGACTTTAACTTCTCGTTCACAAATCCAAGTATTGTTGCAGAGCAAGAACGGATCGAGTTTCTTAGCCGGAAGGTCAGCCTTGCCCGTGACATGCGAGAAATGCCTTTCTTATCGGATGAAAAAATTGCAAAAGAGGTATTTAACATGTCTGAAGATGAAATTGATGAAGAATACAAGGAAAAGGTTCGAGACTGGAAGCGGAACTTCCGAAAAGATCAAATTGAGCGTGAAGGCAACGACCCTGTAAAGACGGGAATGAGTTATGGAACCCCAAGCGATTTGGCAATGAGTGGAAGCTCACAAATCCAGAACTTCGACATTGACAACACCGAAGACGAATTAGAAGACTTAGATAAAGAAGAAGGTGGAAATGATCTTGGAGCTGGAGACGACGACGTTTCCGGAATGGAAGACCTTTCAAATCAGCTTAGAAACAAATCTTCGGACGTAACCCACAACTATCAAGGAGGAAGCCCAATGGCTCTTTCTTCAAGTTTAGAGAAGCATTTCAACAGAAAAAGGCGGCTCATTCAAGAAACATATATGGAAAATGATGAAGACGGGGACGAAAACAAAAATGAAGAGCATATGAAAGATACATATATGGACGAGTCGGCCCTTGAAGAAAAAAGCGATAGGCTCAAAGAATTGTTAGATGAAACCTTGTAACACTCATTTATAAAGGAGCACGCAACTTTTCTATATATAAAGTGAAGAAGACTTAACAAAAACCTAAGATGAAAAAGATAAAACACTCGAAATACAAAAATACTGGCTTGATTTTTGAAATGCTGGTGCGTCAAATTACTGTTGACGCCCTAAATGGAGAAACGAAAAGCGAGGCGGCTCGAATTATCCGTGAATATTATAAAGATACCGAGCTTGCCAAGGAGTATTCTTTGTACAACGTCTTAATGAGTGAAGATTTCTCCGATCCAAGCAAAGCAAAAGAGCTTATTGACCGGGTTGTTAAAGCCCGAAAGAAACTTGACGACCAGAAGCTTTATAACCAAAGATATGACTTGATTGGGGAGATCAAAGAGCATTATCCGCTTGAAGAGTTTTTTAAATCAAGAGTTGATAACTATAAAGAGTACGCGAGTGTTTACAAAGTCTTTGAAGCAGAAAAAGACGACAAAGAGATATATAACCCTGCAGATGTTGTTCGCTCTGAAGACACGCTTGTCGAGCACATTACAAGCGATACGTCCGAGCCAACTAAGGAAGAGAAGTTAAAAGAGGCCCGGTCAAAAGAAATTGAAGAGTACAAAAACCAAAGCAAAGACCTTCGCCTCTATGCACAAAAGCTTATGATCGAGCGGTTCAACGACCGCTATAACGGCTTAAATGGCAAGCAAAAGAAACTTCTTCGCAAGTACATCAACAACATTTCAAATACGAACAACCTCCGAGAATATGTGGACTCCGAAGCCGAGAAGTTGAAGGAAACCCTTTCTTCTCTTCAAAGCAAAATTGAAGACACAGTTACAAAAACAAAGGTTAAAGAGGCTTCCGAGCTTATCGGTAACGTGAAAAACGGCCAGCACGTTAGCGAAGACCAAGTAACGAAACTTCTTATGTATTACCAACTTCAAGAAAAAATCAAAAACCAGCTTCAAAGCCAATGAAAAAAAGAGTTAATGAGGACTGCGGTTGCAAAGGCTCTTCCCTTAAATACCCAAAAGGAAAACTAAGAGAGTACATTAAAACAATTATTGTTGACTCTGACGGAGAGGAAGATGAAGAAACGACAGACGAAGCTACAACCACGTTGAACGTTCCGGGATACAATACCCCGTATGCGTTTTCTGGAGACTCCGAAGAAGATGAAGAAAAAAGAAAGAAGAAGCTAAAGAAGATCAACAAGCAATACGGATACACGCTTGTTCAAGACGTTACAAGCCCGGAGGCTATTCAAGACTTCCTTGCGTTTTTTGGCCCACTTGCAAAAAACGACGAGCGCATTCGAAAAGAGGTCAAAAAGCTTATCACATAATAAACTCAAAAACAAACAAACCCACACAAAAACACTGAAATACTAAAATGAGAAAACGACTAAGACAAATTATAAATGAAGAAGTAAAGAGGCAGAAAGCGATTCGCGGTATTAGAAAAATGGTCCGTCAAGTGGTTAGAGAAGAGAAAAACAAGAAAATGAAAAAGGTGTATAACACCAAGATTGAAAACCCAAAATCGGGAAAAGAAATCAAGCTAAAAACCGCTCTAAGCTATGGAAGTGGACACCCTGCCTTCAAGAAAGCTAAAAAAATAGAGAAGAAAGCAAAAGAGAAGTTCGGCGGTGGGGGCGACGACTCTGGCGGCGAAACCGAAAAGAAAACAAAAGATATAGGAAAAGAGCTTGAAGACCTTGGGGTTGCAGATAAAGACCTTAGCGGAAACACCGCTGAAGACTTTAGGAAGGCTTTTGACGACTATGAAACCGATGAGCTTGAAGACGTTGCTGACGATCTTGAGGGGCTCCAAGGAAGGCTTGAAGACGGCGAAATCGGAGAAGACGAAATAAAAGATAAGCTTGGAGCAGACGCAGAACCGGGTAAGATTGCAAAGAACATCCGAAACTTTATTGACGTTGAGCGATAGGTTTACACATGAAGATTCATTAAAAGTTTACGTGTATCTAAAGACTTATTCACTTTACACAACCAATAGTATCAAACAATGGGAAATCTTATTAACGGACAGAAGAAGTCACGATTCAAAGAGCTTGCAGGACTAAACGAAAACAAACAGTCCCAACGACAAAGGCTCAACGAGCAGGCAGACAAGATGAGGCAACTTATGGGAGAGGTTTCCTTTACCCAAGCCCTTCTTGAAAGCCTAAGTAACGACGAGCTTGAAGAGAAGCTTTCATACATCAATGAAAACTACCGGGTTCAATAGTAGTTTTGGCCCCTTTTCGTTACTTACTACGAGTTTAAATTCAGATGAACAACGAAAGAGATAAGATGTTGCGGCGCATAATTCAAGAAGAGGTGCGCCGCACCCTTATCAAAGAGGAATTTTCCAAAGACGAAGAAGAAGAGATCCGGCGAATTATTCGTTCGGAAATTTCAGAAGTCTTTTATGACCTGTTTAGACGCAGGTCTTTTTGGATTGACTAATTTGAAACCAAAAGATCCATGTCTCCACGAAAACTTAAACGTATTATTCGAGAAGAAGTTTCAAATCTTATTTCCGAATCTCACCTGTCTCCCGGAGAAGTTGTTGGCAAAGGTGTAGGTCCAATTGAAGTCCGGGAAGAGATCGGAAGTCTTCGAACAATGGGTGGAGACATTGAAATTTATGCCGTTGAAGACCAGCGGACAATGGACGTTGGGGTATACATTGTTGAATACGGAGAAACGAACGGTATTATCATTGGAGCAAACGACACAGACAAAGTTTCTCGAATGATTTCAAGTGTTACGGAACTGTTTTAACAATCAATTATTAAGACTAAGCTTTCAGACATGGCAGAAGTAGAAACAAAACAACAGCTTGACACAAAGCCGAAAAAAGAAAAGGCAGACATTGTTGACGTTCGGCCTTTCAAATACAAAAAGAAAAAGACCCGGCTTGACGAGGCTGCGGGGGACTCCGACGAACCACTTGTTGTGAAAGGTATTCTTCAACGGGCCAATGCCCAAAACCAAAACGGTCGGATCTATCCAAAGAAAGTGCTTAAACGGGAAGTTAAAGATTATAAGAAGCTCATTAACGAGCGTAGGGCACTAGGCGAGCTTGACCACCCGGACAGTTCTGTTGTAAACCTAAAAAACGTTTCACACATGGTTACAGATGTGTGGTGGAAAGGAAACGACCTTATGGGAGAAGTAAAAGTTCTTGACACCCCAAACGGTCGAATTCTAAAGAGCCTTCTTAACGACAACGTGAATATAGGAATTTCAAGCCGTGGAATGGGAAGCGTAAAAGAACAAACAGACGGTACGCTTCGAGTTGGAAACGACTTTGATCTTATCGCATGGGATTTTGTTTCTAACCCCTCTACACACGGCGCGTTCATGGACGAAGTAAACGAAGGGGTTGTGCAAGAGGGTCTTATCACCGAAAGCCGGGAGGCAAAGAAAGAAATGAATCGGTGGAAAGACGTAAACAGCTTTGCAAGCGAGCTTATTGAAGAAATGTCTGAAGAATACGAGATTGAATAATGATCCGGTTTAACAGTTTACTTAAAGAGGCGTTTTCCGAACTCGAAAAAGGGCTTCGGACACTTGGGGAAAACTTAGGTGAAGAAATGGATCTGTACCGCTCAGGGAAAGCCGGAACGTATTTTACCTACAACGGAACGTATGAAGGATTTGACGTTACCGTAGAATACTTTGGTCGATCTAGAAGCGTTCTTCAAATCTCTTTTTCTCTTCAAAACCCCGACCTCCGGGGAAAACAGATTCTTCGTTTTAAAACAACCACTTCAAGTTTTCCGACCGTTTCAATTGAAGAGATTGTAAATGATGTTTCTGATTCTGCGGGGGAATTTGAAGTTGAGTCTGTAGAAGGGTTTATCGAAGAAATGAAGTCAACAGCCGAAGGAACCTTAAAGTAAAGCAAAATCTAAAAGTATGAACAAACGAGACTTTAAAAGTTTAATCCACGAAGCGTATTATGCAAATCGTGGGCAGCCTGTACGTTCTCCGTTTAGTCACTATAGAGAGTATAACCCCGGCAGGCCGTATACGGACACCTTTCAAGAAATTACTGACCTGTACAACACAACGTATCGAATGCTTCATCAAGAAGATGCATTCGAAGAAGTTCACTACAGCGAGCCGATGAACGTTCTAGTGGCCGTTCCGCTAGAGGAAAGCGAGTTTGACGGGCCATATGCTATCTTTGGACTAAAAGCCGCTAGAGGCTATCACAAGGACTACAGGTTCATTGACAAAGGAATTGAAGGAGCTGGGTCCTACTACATTAACGAAGAAGAGGTGGATATGCTTCTTCAAAATCCAAAAAAGGCAATCCGAGAACTTAACCAAGAATACTTCGGGAGAATCGGGATGCATCCAAAATCAAGAGAGCGACTTGACGAATCTGTTGTAAACGAAAAATCAAAGTCTGAAACTCAACAGCGTCTTTTTGGAATGGTTTATGCCTACAAGCAAGGAGAGCTTGACTTGGATGATCTTGACGACGACTTAGCGGAAAAAATCAAGTCAATTGCCGACGATATTTCGATGGAAGATGCAAAAGACTTTGCCGAAACTGATCACGACGATATTCCCCCGGAAGTAAAAGAGGAGGCTTTTCGAAAGGGGGCAAGAGCTTACATTAAAAAACATGTAAAACTGAAAAACGTTCTGTCTGAGCAAGAAATAGTCTCCGGGTCTAACAATATTCCCCAAAGAATAAATTCTGCTCTTCAAACTATGGGTTTAGGTGATGCTTCTCGCTACAAGGTTTATAAAGAAGATATGCAAATGGGCGAACCGATTTATATAGTAGAGATTAATCCTTCTACTCTTCCGGGAGGTCTATCTTTGAACGCGAACATGCTTTCTTCTGTTGCTAAAAGAAGTGGTTTAAGGCAGGTTAAATTTGACGGTCAAGTTGCTGAACTATGGTTTGACGGATAATGATTACTTTTAGAGATATTTTACGTGAAAAACTTTCTTCTGATATTGTACGGCTTGGGCTTACCGCTCCAAAGGAAAAAAACTATGAAATAGAGCACATAACAAGAGGGTCAAACTTAACCCACGCCTTTAAGCAGATGAAGATGTGGGCTAAAAACAACGGGTACGAAATCGAAAAGCCACAGGCCGGGAAAGAAAGTGTATACGACTACAGATTTGTCAAGAATGGCAACAAAGAAAGAGTAGTAGATATATAAGATTGAAGTTAAAAAGAAAATCTCATGAAATTTAATAAACTTGTTTCACTTTTGGTTGAAGAACAAAAAAACGAGTCTTCAAATGAAGACTGGTTTGAATCGGAGGGCAATCTTTCCGAAGACCAAAAGAAAATCCTATTTCGTGAGCTAAAAAACTTTCATGAAAATGACAAATACATATATAACGAAGGAGATTTAAACAAGCTTTCAAAGAAACTTCACGCGGTTGCCAAGTACGCCAAGCGGTACTTAAACGAGAAGAACACACCGTTTGACAACGTAACGGTCAACCGAAATATGAGAGAACTCAAAAAATACTTGAACAAATTTGAAAAAACGGCAGAAAAGACGCAAAAAAACCAAGAACGTCTTTCTGCCCTATATGAAGATATTGCAATGATTCTTGACCGCTATTTTGACGTGTCAAGCGGCCAAGAACAAATCAAGCCCGACACGTCGGATGAATAAACAAAAAACCAACACATACAAAAATGAAGCTTACAAACCGAGAAGTTATTCAAGCTAGACAAGCAATTCAAGTTCTAGAAGACATGGAAATTGAGGGCGACTTAGTTTGGGCGGTCGTAATTAACGCCGAAGAACTCGAACAAGCCCACGAACGCTATCAAAAGGCATATCAACGCCACGTCAACGACCAGATTGTTCGTGACGAAGACGGAGATCCGGTATACCCGGAAGGCGTTGACCCTGACAACGAGCAAGTTGATCCGAAGTTCGAAGATAAGACCCAACTTGTCGAAGACTTAAACAATCTTCTAAGCAAAGAAGTGGAGCTTGATCTTGAAACGGTCACGAAAGACGATATGCCAACGTCTATTAAACCGAAAGTGATTCGCGGACTTCGGTTTATGATTGAAGACCTGTAAAGAAATACAGCTTAAATAAAACGGTTGCAAATCAGTTACCTTTGTTTGTTCTTTCTAACAAAAGGTTATGTTAAATATTCACGTTTTGAAAAACAAAGTAACTGACAATGGCAACCGATAAAGCAAATACACAAGGACCACCACCACCGGGACCACCACCACTTCCAGATCCTCCCGAACAAGTTGGGGGAGGTGAAGAAAACGAAGAAGGGGAAGAAAAAGACGGAAATGGGAAGCCAACGGCTAAAAAAGAAGAATTTGACGTTGGGCTTCCCCAAGACCTAAAAGAGCGGCTTACGTCAAGAAAGTTTCTTGCGGGAGTTGCTCTTCATGTGATTAGCATTGCTCTTCTTCTTACAGGATTTATTGACCCGGTGAACTGGACACAGTTTAACCTTGCCGTTTATGGGGTCTACTCTGTTTCCAACGCTGCAAGCAAATTTGCAGGTGGGGACAAAAGAGATCCACAGGTAGGTGGGGTCATGTCCAAATAAACAAATAATTGATTTAGAAAGGGTTACATCATTTAACTTTGAATTAGAATTAAAACACAATGAGACTGTCAAAACGTAAACTACAACGCATTATCCGTGAAGAAGTTCGAAAGAGTCTAAACGAGCAAATGGGTGTTGAAAAATGTAAAGAGATTGTCCAAAATTGGGCCAGAGAAATTGGTGCTCGTGTAAAAACAAAAGATACCCGTCGTGGAGAAGAAATGATTTGTGACATACCCCGAGATTACGAATATAATGGATTTACTTTTATCGGTGGGGATAATTACTTTAAGTGTAAACATGACGGATCAACGGCAGAGCTAGTTGTACAAATGTTCATTGTTCCCCCAAATATGTCTGAATCTCAAGGAAACGTTAACTTTTATAGCATAGAAAGATCGGATGATCTTAAAATAGCCTATTTTGACTTAGATAGCAACCAAGAGACAAGTTCAGGAAGAATAGACAGACCTGAAAGAATGTCTAGCCTTCTTCAAGCTGCAGAAACGTATGTTGATCGCTACAAGTAGTATGTCTATTAATTAACTAATTCACACACACACACACACAAAGTTATATGCAAAGATCAAGAGTAGGAGTTGAAGTTCGAGACAACGACGTTGAAAAGGCGCTTTCAGTTTTTAACCGGAGAGTAAAAAAGTCTGGTATTCTATACGAGCATATTCAAAACCAGCAGTTTACAAAACCTTCAAAGGAAAGAAGGGATGCTCGAAAGCAAAAAGAGCGCCGGATCAAACGCAAGAATAGAAATAGCAGGTATTAAACAATATGAAGGTTTCACAACGAAAACTAAAACGGATTATCCGTGAAGAGGTTCAACGCCTCACCGAAGAGGCGGTAATGAAGTACACTTCTTCAATTAACTTTCGACGCTCCGGGAAAGCGTATCGGGAAGCAGATGTTGAAGTCAAAAAAGACGAAGATTATCCCGACACCACTTGGATTGTGAAAGGCCCGAGAAGAGAAGTAGAGCGTTGGATTGACACGATTTCAAAAGGTGAAGGCAGGCACATCCGGAAGGCTATGTACGACGCTATTGAAGGCGGGAGCAAGGCCGCAAAGATGTGGAGCAAAGCCCGTCGCTTCTTCTCCGGTTAATAAATTTAAAAAAAATTCACATATGTACTATATATAAGTGTGAACATATAAGTTACACACACCTTGCAAAGAGTTATTCAAATGTCGAAAACGGCGTTCGTATACGCCGTATCGAAATATAGCATTTTAACATAAGTTCTCAATTGCCTCTTCCAATAGAGGCAGAGATCAACAATAAATCATATAAACTACTATCATGAAAGATCAAACAGATAGTGAAATGCTCAAAGAAGCGATGGCTGACGCCAAAACGCTTCGAGAGGTAGCAAAAGAAAACGCTTTTGACTATCTTCGTGAAGCTTTCACGCCAAAGATTCGTCAAGTTGTAGCTGACCAACTTCAACGGGAAGCCGAAGAAGAGATGGAAGGCGATTACGACGAAGAAGACATGGAAGACATGGAAGATGAAGAAGAGGTCGAAATGGACCTTGACGATGAAGAAGAGGAAGACGAAGAAGAAGAGGAAGAAGAGGAAGAAGAAGACATGGAAGAGTCCTTTGGACTTTCCGAACGCGATTGGGACAATATCGCAAACTTTCTCTCTGAACTCGATGAAGAGGTTGCGGGTGGCGAACGCCACCGGGACCCGGATCTTGCAGACGAGCTTTCCTACGACGAGATTCAACACGACGGAGGCCACGAAGATGCTCCAATGCTTGACGTGGGCGACCACGAAGACGGATACGGAGCAATGGCAATGGACGACGTTCACGAGAAGTTGGATCTAGACCGCGTTGTGTCCGAGCTTGAAGAGGACATTGAAGAAAGGGATCTAGACCGACAAATTGACGAGTTTCTTAACGATCTTGAAAATGGTCGTTCCAGAAGCGGCGGCAGTGACGTGATGTATGAAATCGACGTGGATGAACTCGAAAGCACACTTCGTGAGTACGGCGTAACGTCTGTTGACAGAGACGATCCAATGCAAGATCCAAGCGCAGTCTCCGGTCCATACGACCAAGTTGTAGACGATCTTATGGACACGTCCGACGACTACACCGAGTTCGATTATGGCTACGAATACGGCCAAATGGACTACGAAGCAGAGGACATGCCGGATTCTACCATTGACGAATCTTACGTAAGCTATGGTGATCTTCTTCTTGAAGAAGAGGAAGAGGACATGGAAGAAATGGATTACGACGAAATGGAAGACGAAGACGAAATGGAAGAGTCTTACTTCCGTCTTCGTCGTGAAAACGAAAAGCTTAAAGAGCAGCTTAACGAATTTCGACAGGCTTTCAAAATCCTGCGAGAAGAAATGAATGAGGTTAATCTCATTAATAGCAAACTGCTCTACACGAATAAGCTTACCAATGCGTTCGATCTTAACGAACGCCAAAAGAAACGTGTTATCGATTCCTTTGATCGAGCACAAAATATTCGTGAGGTCAAGTTGACGTACACAAATCTTGCAGAGAACCTTACCGACTCCGCAAGCCAGTCTAGTCAACGGACCAAGAAGGACCAAGCCGAAAGTCTAACGGAGCAAATTAATCTAGGTTCTTCTAGACAACAAGGATCTACACGTCCTTCTTCAAATGAGACAAAACAGATTCTTAACGAAGACGCAAGCTTTCCTGAAAGAATGAAAAAGCTTGCCGGAATTGAGAATCGGTAAACAATAACTCGCAGGAAAAAAGATTTATCATAAGTTACATCATTTACATAACTTAATCAGAATTTCATAAAAATCAAATGAGAACTTCTGTAGACCTTAA